CCACCACCACCTATGACTCATAAAATTCTTAAAAATAATACTATTGAACATATTATGTCATTTATAAAAAACACTAATGATAATGATAAAAAAATATTTTATTCCAAATTTGCAAAGAAATACAAAAGCACTGGTAAATTACTAGAAATTATTGAAAAAACAAAAGATGTGGAAGAATTAATCTTGATATCAAAAGTATAATTAAAGATTTTAACGAAAATAAACATTTATATGATAAACCTAAGAAAAAGAAAGCGGTTCCTTCTGCTATAAAAAAACTTGTTTGGAATACACATATTGGTGAAGATATTGGTAAATCTAAATGTCTTTGTTGTAAAACCACGGATATTACACAAATGTCTTTTAATTGTGGACATATTATCGCAGAAGCAAATGGTGGTGAAATAATAGTATCAAAATTAAAACCAATTTGTCAAAATTGCAATTCCAGTATGGGAACAAAGAATATGGATGATTTCATAAAAGGTTTTAAATAAAAAAAATGATGTAATATTTTATTTAATATAAAATGGAGATTCTATTATATGGTGCAATTGGATATGGTATTGGAAAACTATATATTAATAATGTTAAAATTGTTAAAAATCAACATTATACGATGATTAAACATCATATTAAAATGTTTAAAATGAATATAAAAACTGATATGATAAATATTAGATTTAAAATAATAAATATACTTGAAAATAAAATTTACAAAGAATCAAAAATACTTGAAAATCAATTTATTAATGATTATCCTGAATTATCTCTTAAAGATAGAAACGAATTAGCAAGAAAAATAATAGATATTAAATATCTTGATGAAATCGAAAAAATAGAACAGAATTATAATAATTATGTAGTAGATTTTACTGATATATCAGATAAAATTGATAAGTTTTTTGATAATGAAATTCAAATAGCAAAAATTAAAATTGATTGTTATCCATTTAATGATAGATATAAAAGATTTATTGAAAGAATTTATGATATTTTAATAACAGGAAATATTGATGATTTAAATTGTAAGGAACAATTCAAGATTTTACAAGGTAAATGATATATTAAATTGATTTAATATGTTTATATATTTTATTTTTAGTCATATAGATATATCCTTATTTTAGTAAATCAGGTACATAAGTAAAAAATCATTATATTGATTTACAACAATTGTTATGTAATGAAAATATATCTAAAGAATTAAATTTCAATATAATAGATTTCTATAATACGTTTATGAGTAGTAGTAATATACCTGAAATCTATAAACAAAATAATTATAATATCAAGAAAATGTAAAAGCTTAGAATTTATAATCAACTTTAAACATAATTTAGATTATAAAGAATTATGTTGTAATGAATATACTATACCTATATTAAAAGCCAATATTGATAAAATTAATTGGGACAATTTATCATTGAATTATTAGAAGAGTATATTATAACTAATAAAAAATGTTCAAAAACATTTTGGAATAATTTATCAACAAATCCAAGTATTTTCTACGTTTTTTGAATTATTCAAATAAGTATTCTTAATCTATTATTAAATACTTTTGTTCTTTCTTCTAATTCTTGTATAGAATCTCTAGTGCTAAAAGTAAAAGGAGGTAATAATAATATTTTATCATTGCGTATTCTTATAGTGAAAATATCAGATTTCCAATAAGGATAACTGTTAACTCTTAATAAAGATCCATTTTCCATTCCCTTTTGAATTAATAAAACTGTTTCATCAGATGTATCTTCAAATAACATATCATCTCTAGAAATTATTGGCGCTTTGTGGATAATGAATGCCATATTACCAGATAAATTAAAATCTATTGATCCAATATTTATTTGCGCATAAAGATCGTAAGTAGTATAATGATCTTCACTGTGTTCCGAAGGTTTATAATTTGCTTTTAAGAAATATTTTTTTGTTGTATTTATATTTATTTCTAATGTTGGTTGTTTTGTAAAAAATTTTATTTTTTTAAATACCTCTTTTTTTTGTTGTTGTGTTAAAGGAACTTTACCAATTGCTAAATTTAGTGGTATATCACCTTTATTATTACAATCTAATATATAATTATATAATGGTATAGTATCATAACAATGTGTTACTATTTTTCCATCTGATAATGTTGTTTTGATTTTTGATAAGTATTTAATTTTCTTAAAATGCAAATCTTTTAAGGTTTCCTGTGTTATTGGGTCATTATCATTTAGATCACACCCTATATACTTTTGTCTTGGAGATTTTCCGGAAGGACTTAATGATTTAGCAAATTCTTTAAATTTATGTGCTTCAAGTGCAAGTTTTAATTTTAGATCTGATTTTGAAAGTGGTTCTTTACTACCTCCTCCGGCTATAGTTTGTCCTCTATAAATAGCTTCCATTCTTTCTCTAGCTCTTTCGCGTCTTCTTTCTCTTTCTGTTTGTCTTTGACTATTTGTATTATTTGTGGGTTCAGAATTTGCATTTGTTTCACCTGCTCTCTCTGTCTCCCTCTCTCCCTCTTGTAACATGCGCACATTCTGTTCCCAACTGACTCTCTCTCTTTCTCTCTCGGGTGCAATTACTGCCTCCCAGGCCTGTCTCTCTCTCTCTCTCTCTCTCTCTCTCTCTTGTAACGTTATCACATTCCTTTCCCATCTCTCTCTCTCTTTTCTCTCTCTCTCTCTGTAAAAGATGATGTCTGTCTCGCTTTCTTTCGCTCTCTGTCTATACTCTTTTTCTTTCCACAATACATTCTCATCTTCTTTTTTCTTTTTGTATGTTCTACTATATGGCTCTTTTTCAAATTTTGATAATAATTCCTTGTTTTTACTTGATTTAAATTTGGTTAGAGATTTAGCTGAAACTTTTAAAGATGAATAACTTAATCTTAATGAATTTTTATCGTTTATTACACTTTTAGCTCTTGATAATTTTACTGAAAAATAAGGTGATAGTTTTTTACCTAAATGTTTATCATTATACTCTTTTAATTTTTTATCATAACTTTTTAATTCCTTTTTAAATTGTTTTTCTTTTTCTAAATATTCTTTTAACTCTTTTTCTTTTTCTGAATTTTTTCCTTTGATATGTGATGTCATTTTATATCTTTGTAAATCTTGACTAATGACAGGTCTCCTAGGCATTTTAGGTGGTTCGGGTAAATTATTATAAGGGTCTATGACAGGTTCATATAATACATTGTTATGTTCTTGTGATTCTTTATGAAGAGTTTCAATATCAAAAATAGAAGATATAAAAAACGATTTAATATTTTTTATTTCTGCTTCACCTATAGTTTTGGTAATATCTAAGTATAAAACTCTTTCAGGAGATTCTGGATAAAGAAATCTTCTATTTGTATAAAATTTTTGTTTTTCAAATAATACATCTTTAACTTGCTCCCATAGTATTTTTAAAAATGTTTTAATATTTATTTTTTCACTATTGTCACTATTATACATTGACCCTAATATTAAATTTAATATGGTTTTTAGTCTATATTTATTATATTTTATACTATAGTCTATAACTTCTATTTTCTTTTCATTATCTAATTTTAATCTTGGTATTTTATTACCATATAAAAAATAATTGTCAAATATAATTGTATTTAATCCTTGTATTGGTATTAAATAATTAATAATCTCATATACATATTGTATAAATAAATTTAAAAGAGGTGGAACATAATATGACCATTCATCCTGCACAAGAGTCATTCTTTTAACTTGAAAGTTTATACCTTTATCTTCTTCACTTGTAAATTTTAACATACTATCAATCACTTCATAACAATTCATATCAACTGCTTTAACTAATTTTATTTGATTTTCAATAGTTTCATATAAAAATTCTTGATTATTTACATATTTTGCTATTTCATTAAAATGTTGTTTATTTTTAATAAAATAAAAATGCATAAATAAATGGTCATAAACAGTATAACCTTTTTTATCTAATATCTGTTCTTTACCATATAAAAGTTTTTTTTGTTTTACTAAAAAATCTATCCATTTATCTTCTCCAGTATCATTATATTTTTGTTTTAAATTTTCAATATAATCTATATCGTTTAAAACATAAATATGATCGGTTGGAAGTTGTTTTCTAATATTTTCGATGTTTTTTGGATTTATAATATCAGTTGGTGTTAGTCCGGATGCTAATTCGTTAATAAATTTTTCATATAATTGTGCATATTTACTATTTAAAACTATTGAAGTTTTAATTTTACTTCCATCATATGGATCTATATTTGGTTTTTTTTTCCATTTTTTAATTTCTTCTTTAGTCATTTAATATATTTTATTTAATTAAATATGATAAAATATATAATTGTAATTATATTATTATTAGTTTTAGATATAATATGGTTAAGTATAAATGCTAATCAATATTCTAAAATGATAAAATCAATTCAAAATAAAGAAATAAAAATAAATATAACATATGCACTATTTACGTATGTGTTAATGATAGCAAGTATTATTTTTATAAATATACCTTTTATTGAAAGTAAAATAAAGAAAACTGATAGTAAAACCGAAATTATAAAAAAATCATTATTATATTCGGGATTATTAGGTTTATGTATATATGGTATATATAGTGGAACTAATTTAGTAGCATTTCAAAATTACGATATTGGTCTAGGACTTAAAGACACATTATGGGGATTTATACTATATACAATAGTAACTACTACATATTTTTTAATTACTTGATTATTGAAATTAGTTATAGTTATTTATTTCAACTAAATTATCATACCTAAAATTTATATATTATATATATCTAATAGTATGTAAAATAAAACAATTTTTAAGTAAAATTATAATGAAATCATAATATTATAACCACGTTTACCAGGATTATTATTAAAATCAAATCCTTTGCTTTTTTCTGCTCTGTAATTAATAAAAATGCTTTATAATATAGCGTAAAAGCTATGATTATTTAGTTAAAAATATATCTTAAAAGTATTTTTATTTATAGCAATTAGTAATTTATACTTTAGATCTTGTTAAATTACATTTTTTACATAATGATCTTAATTTAGCATTGTGTAAATGATATTCACACCATTCATCTGCAAATTGTTTATCTTTTTGTTTAAAAATAGCATAATGATATATTGGATGATCATCAAATGAATTAGGTATATAAGTTTTATTAGTTAAAAAACCATCTACTAAATATCTAAATAAAACTATATGATCAATTTGTATATATATAACTTATATTTTTAATTATATAACACTATTTTCATATTATATTAATTTTATTTCATTATCAATATCTTTAATCTCTATCTCTCTCTTTTAGCATTACGAAAATGATTTGATGTTGAAACTTCAAATAAATAATTATGTTTTTTACAAGTAATTTTTATATTGTTTTTCATACCAGTATAAATACATAATTCATAACAAAATC